CCATTTTGTATTTTGTTTATGCCTTCTGTAAGTCCAGTAGTGTTAGCATTGTAATCTGATGGTTGAGCAACACAATCATAAGTAATTAACTTAAATGCTTCTACTACTCCATCTTTACCTACACTACCTACACCACGAGAAGAAACACCAATTTTAATACCTTCATCAATTAAATTTTTAAGTTGATTAGCTTTTGGGTTATTAAGTAGTTTAGCTTTACCATTAACCTTGTTTCCTTCAACTGTTAGTTTAACAATTTTTGATACCGCACTTAGTGGGTCAACAAAAGTCCTCTCAGGATGTTCATATTCCATTAATGTGTTAATAGTATTTTCGTTAATTTCCTTTTGGTACTTAGATACTTCAGTTTCCCATATGTGTCTTGGGTATGTACGCCCATTACGATTCTTTTCTCCAATAGTAGAGAAAGTACCAGTAATATAATAAGTCTTTGTTGATTTTCCAGTTGATTCGTTTAAATCTTCTTCTATTTCACCATTAACTTCATTATATTCATATATTAATTTCATATTAAATACTCCTTTATTTTAATTTTTAGTTAGCTATCTCTTAGTCTTGACTTCTAGGACTAGACACACTCTTATATGCTTGTTCTGCGTCTTTATAACGTTTAGCTTCAACCTTTTTACTGCTAATAAATGGGTCCAAATTAAGTTTTTGACTTAATTCAGATTTAACAGCAGCACTAAATGCAGCAAAATCCTTGTTGTGTATATGATTTAAAGCTGTAGTTTGAATATCTTCCATAATAACCTTTCTTTTTATGTATTATATTTATGTATTATATTTATGGTTCTACTTTATTTCTTAATTAAATTCAGTAGAAGTATCTTGTGTATTATTAGTATCATCTGGCTTAGTATTAGCTGTATTATCAGTATCAGTATCATCTTCACCAGATGTATTAGAGGTATCATCTGTATTAGCTGTATCATCTGTATCAGTACCATCTTCAGCACTACCCATATTTGGGTCTCCAACAGCAGTATCACCAAGTAACTCTTCTTCCATTTCTCGTTTCATTTCAATAATTTCTTCTTCAGACATATTAAGAATATTTTTAAGAACCCAGCTTTTACTATATATATCACCAATAAATTCTTTAACTGTAGAGTAGGTCTCCAAACGTGATTTAAGTAGTTCTAAATTTTGTCTTTCCAAAAAGTTTGATTCTTTCTCCCATTGAACTGATAACAAACTCTTATACTTGTTAAAATCAGAAGATGAAAGTAATTTTTTAGATACCATATGACGTCTAAGAAGCTCAAGCAATCCATTATTAAAACGTTGTCTAATTCTATTAATAAATGCAAAGAAACGAATCTCATCATTTTCTATTTGTGTACCACTATAATCAAATGTATTACCTTTATCACTTCCTGGAATACGACCTAGTGGTACTTTTAGTGATGCATATAATTTCTTTTGAAAATATTCTATATCACCAGTTTCACCAAGATTTCCTGATTCATCTAGTACATCTACACTTGTACCTTTACCACCACGATTAGGGAAAAAATAATCTTCTACAATAGATGCAATATTAGAAGAGTTACTAATAGTACCATTTTCTACATCATAATATTTTTTATATTTAAACTTATCTTGTATTTCTTTAACTGCTTGCATAGCTTTACCGTATGGTAAATCACCAACATCGATATTAAATACTCTACGAGATACCGAACGACTAAAACGTAAAGGTATTAACATATCTTCTAAAGAACCAAGCTGATTAATTACTTTTAGTGTTGTATGTAGATTTGATAATATAATTCCATCTGAGTATAATCCAGAATCAATGGTCACTAGTTCTTCGTCACTTAAAATAAGAGCTTTTTCCTCTTCATCTTCTACTGCATAGTTATTGTTGTTATCCGTATAATATTTCCATTTTTTAGAAACACTATCAAAATACAATGAAATTGGTGACATTACATATATTGCTGATATTCCACGTTTCATATTTTTTTGATCATATGAACAACCAAAACGTAATTGCCCATCTACATAATATTGTTTAAGAATACTATCAGCATCATTTTTAAAATTAATTAATGTCAATATTTCATCAAAATTTGTAGTAAATGCATTTTTTAGTGCTGAATTCATATCAGCTTTTTCATCAATATCAAGTGATACTATATCTTTATTACCAACAACAAACGCCATTTCATTAATAATCTCTTCAATAGCTCCACTTACTTCTGGTACCATTGATGCTTTACGATATCTTCTAATAACATCATTTTGACTATTAATCTTAGATGCTTTTTCTCGTCTATCAAAAATATTAGAGTTATCATCAAAATAACCAAGAGTATATTGTTCTAAATCAGTAGTATCAGTAAGTGATTTATCAATGTTCGTATCAGTTGCTGATATCGATGGGTCAGACTTATCTTTTTTATCTTTAAAAAACCCTTTTACTAAATTCTCAAGTATCATTGTATCCTCTTTCTTCATAATTATAAATATTTATAATTAAGCATACGAGGTAACTAATGGCTCTAATAAAAACAGAAGTAGATTTAACTACATACATATTAAATATGCTTGGGGAACCAATCATTACTGTAGAAGTTTCACCTACTCAAATATCAAATGCTATACAATTTGCTATACAAAAATTTACTGATTTTGCAATGGGCGGAGAAACCCCAACAGCATATGTTCTTGATTTGTTATCAGGAGTAAATTCATATGTTATGGATGATAGAGTACAAGCAATAACAAAAGTAAGAACTATTGGTAGTAGTTTTTCGTTCTCTATGGCAGGTATGATATTAACACCTTCTGAAATATGTGCAGCAGCTGCTGGTGGAATGGCTGGTCACGTTGATTTAACTAGCATGTATTCAGTAATGGCTGATATAAGTGTTTTGGATAAGTTTTTTGATATTGAACCCAATTGGAACTATAATGGCAATACAAAAGTATTAACTTTCTTAGACACTACTGCTAATATTAGTAAGTATGCTACTATCGAAGCATATGTTAGTTATGTACCAGCTAGTGTAGATAACATATATAACCACCAATGGATAAAGGAATATTCTATTGCATTAACTAAAAAGCAGTGGGGTAATAATATTGGTAAGTTAAATACTACACTAATAAATGGTGCTACTTTAAATTATGAGAGAATACTTCAAGAAGCTAATACTGAGATTGATAAATTGGAAGCTGATCTACTTACTAAATGGTGTAGCCCACTTGGGATAATAAGAGGATGATGGAGGAAATAGACATGACAACTTTTACAACTTTTTCAAATTACATACTAGAAATGGCAAAGGTTAAAACAAATACTAATCGTAATTATGATATCTTTAGTGATGAGGAGTATTTTAATACTAATAAAAGTAAAACAGAACCTTTTGCTAAAAACTTGTGGTTTATGATGGCAAAAAATGAAAATAAACTATATATATTATCTGATGATAATAATGAGTATGTAGCAAGTATTGAGATAGATTCAGAAAATACCAATACAATTAATAATAAAAAAGTATTTTGGATAGATGCAGGATACAGTAAAGTTCGTGGTGGGTATGCTCAGTTGTTAAATGCAATATTAGAACATACTGATTATAAGTTTATTATGTCTGATCTATCGTTATCTGATAGGGCAGCTAAATTTTGGGCAAAATATGTAGAAGCTATTGACACTTCAAAATATAAAGCAGTAATATATAATGCAGAAACAAAAGAATTAACTTCATTTGATAAATCAAAGGCATTTAGTTATGATAATGAAAATAATGGTAATGAATATAATCATATTGGTATAATGAAATAAAGGATAGATAGTAGATATCTATATAAATATCACAAATTAAAACATAGGAAGTTAAAATGTTAAAAAATAATAGAAATAGTAAAGGTTTTATCCTATCATTTGAGGATTTTGTTGGTAAGTCCCTTTCAGAAAGTACTTTGTCAAGTGATGACTGGGCGTTTGTAGATGGTCAATATGGAAACAATATTAAGGTAGTATGTGATATAGTTAATAAATATGGTAGTATATCTGCATATATTAAAAAGACTAAAGAGTTAGTAGATAAAGATACACAGGAACATAAAGATTATATGAGAAAAAATAGTGGAGCACCTGGTTATGATAGAGAAGATTATGAAAAAGATTTAAAAGCTTACAAAAACTTAAGTAAATTATTAGATAATATAAAAGCATAATATAAATACAATAACAAACACAAGGACTTACTATGCCAAATGCACTAATTAAGAAATATTCTGAAAAATTACACAAATCAGAAAAAGAACTAGAAAAAATCTGGAAAGAAGCAAAAGCAGCTTCTATTAAAGATGGTATTAAAGAAACTGATAAAAAGTTCTATGCATATACAGTAACTATTTTTAAACGTATGAATGGTATTAATGATGAAGATGAATACCCTATGGGGTTAAAAGAGGGTAAGGTAATGAGCTTTTCTGAGTTTCTTATGAGTGAGAGTGATAGAAAAACGAAAGATTCATTAAGTGAAAGTATTGTAAGTGATAAGTTTGAAGCAGCACAAAAAGCTATTGGAGAATTTTGGCATACAGTTAATGATTTATCAACAAAAGTAGAAGACCTAGATAGAAAAACATGGAATGAATTACGTTCAGATATTGCTAAATCTATGGCAAATTTAGCAAAATGTTCAGATAAATTGAGGGTTCTTGGTATAGAATAATGGGTAGATTTCGTCAGGGCTATTACGTACCTACTAATCCTGATAAGTATATTGGAAAAATAGATAAGATATTTTATAGAAGTAGCTGGGAATATCGTGTAATGTTGTATATGGATATTTCTAAATCTGTATCTAAATGGAGTTCAGAAGAACTCATCATAAATTATGTTGGGGTAGATAATAAACCACATAGATACTTCCCTGATATTTACTGTGAGTTATCTGATTTAAGAAAATATGTTATTGAAATAAAGCCAAAGAAAGATACACTATTGTATTCTGGAGATATTACAACACCTAAGGGACAGAAACGTCTTGCAGAATCTGTGGTTACAATGGAAACTAATAGACTAAAATGGGAAGCTTGTAAAAGTTGGTGTGCTATTAACAACATAACATTTATGGTTTGGACTGAGGATGAGATATTTGGGAAGGGTGTAAAACCTTAAACCCATTTATTACATTTCTGTCTTTACTATATGCTCTTCCAATACACTTATTAAAATCTTTTATTTTAATATATAACTCTTCATTTGAAGCAATATTAATAACTTTAATATTGGTATTGTAGTAATCACACAATTCTTTGCTTAAATAATACCCATGCACTGACACTCTATTGCTATTAAAATAATCACTATGGTATTGTACACCAAAAGTATCTAAAAAATTAATACGTTTACAAGACACAGCTATTGACTCTAAATTATTGTATAAAAACAATGTTACTACTTCATTATCTTTTATGCATTCTTCCTTATTAATATAATATCTATTAACATATCTAGTTCTTCCAGTTAGCAATTTTATATGATCAGCACCAATAACTAAATTACGGTCTATTAACAATATTGACTCTTCTATTATCTTTTGTAGTTTATCATCATAATAGTAAAAGGTGTGAGGTGTATAATCATGTTTACATCTAGCATAATCTACATAATAACCATTTACCATAATTCTACTTTTTGTTATCAATTGTTGTATCTTACCATCACCAAGTAATTGATTACACTCATATTTCCTTAATTTAATAGATAAGATATGCAACAGTTTTGGGCAATAATAGTATAGAACAACAAAATCATATAGAGAAGAATATAACTCTTTACACTCTTCAATATTCTTTAATAAACAATACCTACCATATAATATTTTTTGTCGCTCAGATATAAGATCATAAAATGACAAACCATTATTTCTAGATTTGGTTATATTGTTGATAACTTCAATAGTATTTAATTCTAAGTTATATACTTCAATACCATCGTATGTTGAGTACCCACTAGCAGGTACTTGATTGCTTCTGTTATAAAAACTTAGGTGTTCAGAAACATTAAACCTATAATGAAGTTTTGATTCGTAATTAATGGCAGAATTACCATCACAAAACCTGTTAACAATTTTAAAACTAAAGTGTTCAGGGTGTTCCTTTAATTCTTTCTTAAAATTGATGTTTGAAGATGATGTTTGGTATTTCTTTAAATCTTCTATGCATCTACAGAATATCTAGCTTCCATATTACAATAGCGAGAACCATAATAGTGCATTCTAGTTTTTAAGTGTGTAATCCTATACACATATGCATAATAATTCATAGTGGTACCTTATAGTATTATCTATAAGAGTGACTGGTTGGTCTTAAAATAACAAACTCTAATGGACCAACCAAAGAGCATTAGAGTTTGTTATTTTAACTCTTATGTAGTGGTATTTACCATCACTACATAAAATCTTCTATATTTTCTTTATGCTAGGAATAGCATAGTAATTACCATAATTATCTTCTTTTTCTTCAGAATATATTTCATGTAAATTAATAAATGAATCTTGTTTATCAGATGTGGCTACTACGAAAATGTTTCCACGCTTCATAATAACTCCTTTCCAGGGACCAATTATAACATTATCCCCTTCGTACATTTCAACATCATTTCCATCATAGTATTTAGTAAATTCAATAAGAGTCTTTTTAGTATATGGAAGACTTAATTGTAAGCTACCGTGTATAACAGTAGCTGTTTTAGTAACTAAGTCCATACTAACTACATTAGATATGTATTCTTCGCTATTGTATTCATATTTTAGTTTATATTTTACCATTATATTCCTCCTTTAATCTTCATCAATAGTAACAACAATTGGTCGTACTAATTCAGAAATTTCATTAATAATGTTTTCAGAATTTAATATATGATCTTCAAGAATATCTTCTTTTGAAAGCTCTTCATCTTTGGTTTTTAGGCGTGATTTAATTTTGCTAAACACTTTTGAAACAGCATTTACATCTACCCCATCATCTTTAGCTATTAGCTTAACTTTTTTAATTTCAGCGTCAATTTCTTTCTTTTCCATCTCAAGTGAAATAAGTGCCATTAATAATTCATCAGTCTTAATTTCTAGAAACTCTTTTTTGCTGTTTAAAAAATTATCTACTAACATATCTTTTTCTTCCATTTTACTCTCCTATTTTATTAAAGTGTTCTAAAGTGTTGCTAAAGTGTTTCTAAAATGTTATTAATGTGTTCTAATGATGCTTCCATATCTTCTTCACAATCATGTGTCCAGAATACAAAGTCATTTACTAACATCATTTCTTTATTAGTCCCTATGGGTTTTGTGATACTATTTGAAAGATTAATCATAACACGAAAACGAGAATAATCAACATTAACAAATGTAATATATGATGGGTTAATCCAATGATGACCTTCATATAATGGACTAATCCATTTATTTTTTGTCATAACCTTAATAACTTTAGACTTTTGTAGTGCAAATTCATCAACATCCCAACTATCATCGTAGCGATAATCTGAAATAATTTGTTTTCCATTTTGCGTATGAATTTCAATATTGTTTGATAAATTAAAAATTATACGATTTTTAATGTTTGTAAATGTTACATTTGTTACATTATCCATATTTAAAATAGCTTTATTATTATCTATCTTAATAAAGCTATTAACTTTTCTTTCTTTACTTACTTCTCTACTCACTTCTTTACTCAGTTTTTTCATAATATTTTTCCTTCTTGTATATTTACATCTGTAATGTTAGTTTAGTAATAGCTATAATACCTTGATAGATGTTACTGGTTATTAAATTGTCAATACTCTCTACTGTCATTCCTTCTTTTAACATATCATTAAAATCCTTCTGTGTTATATAGTCAGGATATATAAAAACTTTATATCCCATTTTTGCATATTTTAAAGCTTTTTCTCTACCCGTAGCATCATTATCAAAACAAAATACTGGTTTTGATAGTTCCTTTAAACGTTCTGAATCAATATCACTTCCAAGACAAGCAATAGAATTTAAAGATGTTGAAAGTGCATTAAATATAGCTTCAAATATGTAAACAGTATCTTTTCTGTTTACATCAAAATAATTCCATACCTTATAGCCAGTATTTTCTTCAGGAATATATGTATAAAATATTTTATTATGTATGCTACGACTATAGAAACCATACCATTTCTCATTTTCAACTAGTGGTATAACAATATAATCTTTTAAATTTACTTCTTTTCCTTTTCCTAATGATACCATTCCTTTACTTAGAAACAACTTAATCTTATGATGTTTTAAAATTTCTCTTGTAAAACCTCTTGATTTAATGTAAGAAGCTACTTCAGAGTTTGGGCTTATTAATTCTTTTGGTCGTTCAAAAGTAAAGAGTTTATTAGTTTTCTCAACTTTTTTAACTTCCTCTATTTTTATTGCTGAATCTATAGAGATAGGTTTAAATGAATTTAGAGTGTTTAGAGTGTTTATGCTTGTTTCTTGTATATAAGGGGCAAGTAAGTGTGTGTGTTGCTTTTTCAAATATGAATACATAGTAAACGTAGCATTACAGTTCATACATTTAATAGAATCATTCTCATATGATGATTTTTTATATAAATGTAAACGTTTTAGTTTTTTGCGTTTCTTACTATCACCACAAACATCACAACGAGCACTATAATCATTATCTCTATGTACACCAAGATCTTCAGAACTATGGCACATCTCCCAATATTTTACATTAATAGCATCAAGCATTATTATATATCTTCAGATAATTTTTCTAGTGTTTCTAATGTCTGTATACACATATGAATATTGTAAGATATATCATTTATTTGTGCTCGTTCTTTACAATCTGCATCATATTTTTCATTGTGAAGAATCTCTTCAACTTTTGAAAAATGTTCTTTTAGTTCTGATATATTTTTTAACATTTTATCTCTCCTGCTTTTTCTTTACCGTATTATACCACAAAATCCCTTAAAAGACACTTAAAATCACCTTTATAAA